GAGTGCTTCACGGTCTAGGTCCGTCTGGGTTTCATGTAACTTCATACCGCCTCCCTGTGCTGTTCATAAATCTCAAGGCTGGGTTCTGACCACTGCACACCGCGCTCTGCGCCAAAGGCATAGATCAGTTCAATCAGCTGGCTAAGCTGCTCTTTGCTCATGCGACGGGTACTCTGTCCCAGGACGACGAAGCCGCCATCAAGGCTCGGTACAACGCGCTGCTCGGTCAGGGACGCGGTGAAGATATGCTTCCAGTCCTCTTTGCTCAGCTGTTGTCCATACCAAACTACTTGACCTGCCACATCCGCCAACATGGGCCAGAGTTTTTTATTTTGATCTTTCGTGCGCGTCTCGCGCCCCAATGTAACCACCACTGGACCGCCCTTTAATCCCTTCTGAATCATCTCCAGAATCGAGGGCAATGTCGTAGCGGCCTCTTGGATGCTTGTAACGTGGTAGGTGTAACTCAATTCAAAAAACCTCTTCGACTGGTCTGTTTGGGGGGTTCTTCAGGACGGAAAGCGAGGTCAGTAATACGGTTATGCTTGCCGATAAACGCGGCATAATCCGTCCCAATTTCACCATCGCGAAACTTGGTGGTAATCAGCTCGATAACGCCTTTCTGGCTGCTACCCTCGTCGTACACCTCATCGCGGTATAGCATGATGATGGCGTCTGCATCTTGTTCCAGCTGTCCACTTTCACGCAGGTCTGAGTTGATCGGCCGCTTATCGGTGCGCTCTTCACACTTACGGCTCAGCTGGCTCAGCGCCACAACGACACAGTTCAGCTCTTTAGCCAACGCTTTGAGTTTGCGGCTGATCGAGGATACCGCCTGAAAACGGTCTCGTTCTGTGCGGTCGTTGAGAAGCTGCAGGTAGTCCACCACAATCATCCCCACTGGACCCTTGCGCGCAGCCATACGCGCCCGACTGCGCAGTTCAGCTACGTCTAAGGCAGGGGTGTCATCAATTTTGAGATTGCAGTTGTGAACAATGCGGGTGCCAAGCTGCACTTGATCGGCCTGCTCATGCAGCGCTGCGCCCGTCTTGAGAAGAGAGAGGTCTACCGCGCCCGCTGCCGCCACCATACGCTGCACCAGCTGCTTGCGAGGCATCTCCAGCGAGAAGAACAGGACTTGCTCAGTCTCACCCACATGGAGCGCAAAGTTGGTTGAAACAGAGGTTTTCCCCATCGCAGGGCGTGCCGCGATGATGACCAGCTCGCCAGGTTTGAACCCTTGGAAACGCGCATCCAGCGCCTTGATGCCTGTCGTCAGACCTGTCGCACCAGGATTCTCGTAACGGTACTCAAGGTCGTTGATAAACTCCTTCAACGCCTCTTTCATGCCGACCAAGTGTGAGCCGCTGCTGTTCAGTGTGTTCAGACCATTCAGCGCATCCTCGACCAGCGCGATACGCTCAGCAACCGTTCCCTCTCCGTGGCGCAGGCGGTCCATAGCGTCCATCAAGGTAGCCGTTGCGGTACGCTCTGTCGCACGCTCTTTCACGATTTTGGCATACGCGGTTAGGTTGCTCGCACCGGCCACTTCGCTCTGCAGCTCAATCACATCCGCCAGATCAATCCCTGTGCGCTCAGCCAACAGGAACATATCGTAGCTTTCACCGCTGTCCACGAAGTCGCAGACCGCCCGAAACAGGGTGCGATTGGTCGTACCGACGAAATCATCTGCGTTAAGGGTATCCAGTGTGCGCTGTACCAGGGGCGAGGTCACATCGGAGATCAGGATGAGCGATCCAATCACTTGCTGTTCAGCTTCAAGGGCGTAGTTACGCATGGTAGCGGCCCTCCTTGATCTTGATGAAGTTGGCAGACTTCACCGACCACTCAAGGCTGAACGGCTTGCACTCGTTCATCAGAAAACCTGACTTGCGCAGGTAGTTAAAAAATCCACGCCACCACGCCAAGCCTGATTCTCGATCTGTGTAGAGCTTGCCTGACCCATCCGCTTTGTCGATGGTGAATCCAGACTTCCAGCGTGCCGCTAAATCCTTGTAGCCCACACGACCCGATTTCCACTCCTGGGGATTGTGTTGAACGGTCTCAGGGATAATCTCTTGCCACAGTGCCAACAGCTCACGATGCGGACAGTCGGGCAAACGCTTGTCCGACACTCTCTCGTTAGAGAGAGTATTATTATATTTATTTACCTTATTATTTAGTGGGCGCGCCGTTGGGCATCCAGTTGGGCGTTCAGTTGGCGAAATATCGCTGGAAGCCGCGTCGCTGCTGGTCTCCAGTTGGGCGTTTGGTTGGGCATCCAGTTGGGCATCTGGCTGGGCGTATTTTTCCTGATATTTTGTGTAGTTCAGGATGGTGAAAACGCTCCCTTTTGACGTTGATTCAACACTAATCATTCCCTCTTTTTTGAAGAAATTGATAGCGTGTTTAACAGCGTCATTGGATAACCCCGTGAGGCGTGATAGGTACTCTCGGCCTGCAATAAATTGCCCGACTTTCAAGACGCGATTCGCACCCGCAAATTTCACCTCAGTGGGTTTGTAACGGGCTAACATCAGCATATGCACCCAGAGCGCAAGTCGGTTAGGGTTGTTTGCAAATGAGCACTCAAGAAGGGATCGGTGCAGCGATATGTACCCGAAGCTGCGGTTCTCTCTTGCCTTATCCAAAGAGATCACCTTGTTAGTTAGTTTAGTTTGTGGCATGTTTATCTTTCTCGTTGTGAAAAACCCAGTTGGTCGCCAAAACTCGCTGGGTTTTTTTTCGCCTATGTATCAAGTCCAAGCAGTTCCACTGCGGTCATTTCCTTATTGCTCGCACGTTCAATCGCCTTTGCAGTGTCAACCGAAGGGCGTCTGCCAAATGCGATCTGTCTGAAACTTCCATACACGATGCCAGCCTTGTGAGCCATTGCCTCGATATGGTCCTTTGGGTATGTCTGGTAGTAGGTTTTTGCGTCCATATGGACACTTTACTGAAGGAGAAAGGTGACTCAAGAGGTCACTATCTGTTACAGACAAAGTAACCTGAAAAGGATAAAGTAATTAACCTGTGGACAAGTTGGGATGAATGTGGACTTTTTTAGTCCGTTTGGGTAACGTATGCAGGTTGTATACACCCTGATAAAACTAGGATAGCTCCATTGGATGTAAAACAGATTCGTTACAAGAACCTTCAGAAGCTCGGTGCGAAGTTCGGGCAGTTGAGTGTATTGTCGGAAAAATTACAGTCTGAGCGTCCTAACGACTTCACCAATGCGCGGTATTTTTATCAGGTCAAGCCGGAGGGTAGGCGCACGATTGGCGATAAGATGGCGCGCTTCTTAGAGGAGGCGTTAGAACTTGAGCATGGTTGGATGGATAAAGATCACGACAACTATGCACCGATTGCTCCGACGATTGACCGCAGCCTTCTGATTGAATGCATGATGGATGCGGATGCAGGCTGGTCGGGTCTAGATATGTCCACCAAGGATAAGGCGGATATAGTCGCCAATCTATACGAAAGGCGACTTGCTGCTAAAAGTTTCGCTGATGACGAGAGGCAGGCTTAGAAAGCAAAGCGTTTCTGCCCTCCATAGATTCGTAACAACTCGCGGCGAAGGTCCGCACGGTGCAGCGCCCCATCAACGTGTGATATGTCACCGTTTTCGATTGAGACTTCAAGATGCAGCCAACCCTTAGCCAACTCTAAAAGGCGCTGTTCTTGCTGTTGCGTTGGAAATCGTTTCTGCGCATATCCTTGCAGATTTATGACGTTCATATTCATTTGTTCTTAATATCCGTATCCGTCACCCAGGCAATGCGCAAGCCGTTGCTACCTAAGCAATTGTTCTAGTCACTCTTCCAATTAGTGATCTTCCTCTAGTGTTCATTGTTGCATCTGGGCATCCATCCCAGCCGTTTTGTCCAGTTCAATCGTCTTAATGATAACCGCATCGCGCTCCCAGCACTTTGCAGCATATTGTCTATATCTGTCACAACTGTCCAAGTCGGACGCTCATAATACAAACTCAGATCACGTTTGCAATAAAAATCTAAAACGCTCGCTCTTGTTCCTTTTAATTATATCAAAGGCACCATTGCTCCTAACCTTCTGAGGGTTACTTTCTACGTACACAGGTTACACAAAAGGTATTGACTACCCCCTCTAAATCGGTATTATTGAGCTATAAGGTGACTGTTTGAGTCACCTTACGCTCTTTAAGGTATCGGAAAAAACTCAGTTCTTAGAGCTGGGTTTGAACAGGACATTAGACCAAAGCATTAGTGTCCTGCTCAAACAAACAGGGGTACGCCCCACCAAGAGGAGGTAGTCATGGCTACTACTAAAGCACCTGCTGTGTATGCAGCAATCGGCGCTGTGATGGCTGATCTTGCATCAGTCGGTATCAGCAAAAACCAGAAGAACCAGGGTCAGGGATTCCAGTTTCGCGGAATTGACCAGGTGTATAACGCCTTGGCAGGCATTCTGCCAAAGCACCATCTGATTCTCATTCCCCGCGTCGTCAATCGCGAAGTGACTGAGCGCCACACCCAACGTGGCGGTGTTCTTAACTACGTTGTTCTCGATGTGGAGTACGACCTGATCTCAACCGAGGACGGCTCAACTCACACTTGTCGCGTGATGGGCGAGTCGATGGACTCAGGGGATAAGGCCACCAGCAAAGCCCTCTCAATGGCTTACAAGTACATGGCCTTTCAGTTGTTCTGTATCCCGCTGGATGCACAGGATGGCGACAAAGACACCTACGAGGATGTGCTGGGCGCTGCTGCAACAGGCGATGCCATTGAGGCACTCAATAGCTGCGAGACGATGGACGAGCTGCGCATCTGCTGGACAGAAACACTCACCAAGGAACAGCGCAAAGCGCTCGTTAAGGTGAAGAACCAGCGTCAGAAACTCTTAGAAAACCGCCCTAAAGCGGCATAGGGGGTGCGACATGAACGCAGAAGTTAAACAGTTATCCGCTGAGTGGTTTGCTCAGCGTCTTGGCAAGATTACAGGGTCGCGCGTTGGCGCGATCTTGGGCCTGAATCCTTACGCCAAGCCCGAATCGGTGTTGCGAGACATGGTGCGCGAGTATCACGGTGCAGACCCCGAGTTTACGGGCAATGCGGATACCGAGCGCGGCCAGCGGCACGAGAAGGATGCCGTTGAGGTGCTGGAGATTGAAGAAGGGGTTTTGATTATCGAAGCCCCCTTTGTC